TGGGGAGGACACCCTTACGGTACTGGAGTATTGCCTCCATATTCTAGGATAGTGGGTATATTAGAGGCTCAAATGTTATCAGTACAAGGCGGTAAGGGACGCTGGAACGGAGACGATACTGGTAATTTTGAACATGGCGGACATTTATTCGAGGGCTGGAATAAAGAGGAAGATGTAAGGCTTACAATGGGTATAGGGCTTAATAATAAAAATATAGCTTGGATACAAACGTTTCACCCAGCTACGGAAAGCGGTACAGATAATGGTACTTACTATGGTATTACTAAAGTAGGCTCAGATATAGACGGTAAAGGGTGTAATTTTATGCCTAGCTTTACACAACCTAAAAACGTAGTAATTATACCTACGCTACCTACAACTTATACGCCTACAATACCTCAAGATCAATTCGATTTAATGGTAGACAGCGGAGAGGTACACCCTAGCGTAGCTAAAGCTCAAGACATGATGTTTGTAGGTGGTATGTATTATGATACTACTTTAGATAGAGTAAGAGTTTATACTAAAAATGGCTGGAAAACTCTAGCCTTTGAGGAGGAGGTATAATTATGGGAATATTTATAAAAGCAGATAATAATATTTTTTCTGATAAAAATTTAGGTCAATTAGAATTAGTAGACGGTTTAGTAGAATATTTAGAAAGCGACGGACAAGCTTATATAGATACTTTATGGTCTGGATATAGGAAAAATAGCGGAGATGTAGCGGGTACTATACCTAGTAACGCTCCAAGCTTTGAAATAAAAATAGCTGTAGAGGAGACAAGTTATATGCCTATACTGGGCGTATTATCTCGAGCACAGCCTAACGTAAATACTAATGGTAATATTATACAATATATAGGAAAAGGAGCGCATTTTAACAGTATAACTTTAGCAAGTGGAGAGAACGTATTAAAAGTAGGCTCTGTATACTCTTATATTAATAATACTCAAATATCAGATAATTTAGATATGGATAACCAGTATAGACTTAATGCTTTTAATGATAGTATCTTACTTTTTGGAGGATATTATACAATGTCTGGCGGATCTGCGTTTGAAATATCAAGCCATACTAAAATATATTACTTTAAAGCTTATGAGGGAGATACTTTAGTATTAGATTTAAGACCTTATAGGTATAATGGCGTAGGCTGTATGATAGATGTATTAACTAATACTCTATATATGAACGCTGGCGACGGTGCTTTTAAAATGGGATCTATAATTAATTAAAGTTTAAGAGGTGTAGATATGATTAGAATATTTAAGCCTACTGATACAGTCTATACAAGTAATGGAGAGGCTGTACTAAAGCCTTTAAGAGCTATAGTACATAAAGAGGATAACGGAGACTACTATTTAGAGTACGAGTTTGATATATCAGACGATAAGTTTATTATTAAGGACTATCAGATAGTAGCTAATACTCCTCAAGGCTCTCAAGCCTTTAGGATAGGTAACTTTGAGAAAACTAGACGCAAGATTAAGGGAAATGCTTATCATGTGTACTATGACTCTAGAAGATACCTAATAGAGGAGCTTACTATTACTGATAAAAATTGTAACGTAGCGCTAGACGATATAAATAGCGCTACGTCTAACCCTAGTCCTTTTAATGTATTTTCTAATATAGCTAACCTTAATAGCCTAGATATAAAGCTACAAAGTCTATACGAGGCTTTTAGTAAGGTTATAGATGTATGGGGAGGACACCTAGTTAGAGATAACTTTAATATTAAGGTTTTAGACTCTATAGGTGTAGATAATGGCGTTACAGTACAGTACGCTAAAAACTTACAAGACATACAAGCTACTTATAACTGGGATAATGTAGTTACTAAGCTATATCCCATAGGTAAAGATAATATACAGCTAGAGGAGAAGTACGTTTATAGTGAGACTCAGTACGAGATACCATATACTAAGACTGTAACTTTTGAGCAAGACATAGACGAAAAAAATTATCCAGATCATAACTCCTACGCTTACGCTGTAGCTGAGGACTTAAGAGTAAAAGCTCAAGAGTACGTAAATGAGCATTGTATACCAGAGGTAAACTACACTTTAAAGGCTGACTTAGATAAGGTTACAGATGTAGGAGACATTATAGAGGTTAAAGATAATAGACTAGGTATAGACCTAGAGACCTACGTTATAAGTTTTAATTATGACTGTTTAACTGAGCGCTATACAGAGGTAGAGTTTGGTACTTTTGAGAATAAATTAAGCTCACTTATTCAGCATATAACAGCCTCTAATGATAAGGCTATAAGTCAGAATAACGATACTTTAAAGGTTATATTAAGTGATGAGATAGCGCAAGCTGAGGAGAAGATATGGGGAGCGCTAGACTCTAGCTACTGTATCTATGAGGGTAACCAGATACTCATAGTAGATACTTTACCTAAAGAGGACGCTACTAATGTTATTAGAATAAATAACGGAGGTATAGCTTTTAGTCAAACTGGCATAAATGGTACTTTTACTAGTGCATGGACTATAGACGGTACCTTAAATATGGGCGCTATCAATGTTATTAATTTAACAGCGGATCTTATAAAAGGCGGTACTTTAAAGCTAGGCTCTAATATTAATGAGTATGGTACTTTAAAGGTATACGATGAGTCTAATACTTTAATAGCTACTCTAGATAAGGACGGAGTAAGAGTAAACGGACAAGACGGATCATATATAGTAATGAATGATCAAGTAGGCTTTGCTGGATACGATAGATTAGATAACTTAATTTTTTACTCTACTTTTGATGAGTTTCATATGGTAAAGGCTGTAGTAGATAATGAGATAACATTAAGTAATAAACTACGCTTTATACCTATAGACCTTACAGACTCTGGAGGGGTAACTCACGACGGTATAGGATTAGTAAGCGTATTAGATGAGGATACATTTTAAAGGAGGTATATAATGGCGTCAAGTGGCAGTTTTAATACTACTGGATATGACGGTAGATATTTAACTTTTGCGTGGAGTGTTAAAAGTCAAAGTATAGAAAATAACTCAAGTGTTATAAGCTGGACTTTAAAAGGTGCTGGTACTGGAGGCTCTAGCTGGTATAGATCTGGTAACTTTAAAGTAGTTATTAATGGTACTACAGTATATAGCTCAGCTACTAGAATACAGCTTTATAACGGTACTTTAGTAGCTAGTGGTAACTTTACTATACCTCACAACTCAGACGGTACTAAGAGCTTTAGCGCAAGCGCTGAGGCTGGTATTTATACTGTAGCTGTTAACTGTAGAGGTAGCGCTAACTTTACTCTACCTACTATAAATAGATACGCTAAAATAAGTAGCGTATCTAATTTTACTGATGAGGGTAGCCCTAAAGTAAACTTTAGTAACCCTAATAACTCTAAATTAAAGATAACTCTTAAAGCTGGTAGCTATACAATTACTAGAGACAATGTAACAGCCTCTAGTAGTTATACTTTTAGTCTTACAGAGACTGAGATAAACAATTTAAGGGCGCAAAGTCCTAACAGTAATAGTATAGCTGTTACTTATGGTCTAGGTACTTATATAGGTAGCTCTGTAGCTAATACAGACACTAAAAGCGCTACTATGAGTATAGTAAACGCTAAGCCTACTATAGGTACTTTAGCTTATATAGATAGTAACGCTAGTACTGTAGATATTACTGGAGATAATCAGCAGATCATAAGAAATAACTCAAGAGTAACTTTTAATATAGCTAGTATTACAGCTTTAAAAAGTGCTACTCTTAAAAGCTGTAATATTAAAATAAATGGCGTAGACTATCCAGTAACTGTAAGCGGTAGCTCTATGAGTAATATTACTAAAATTATAGGTACAATTAACTCAGCTATAACACTTTACGCAGATGTAAAGCTTACAGACTCTAGAGACAATGTTACAGAGGCTAGTATACCTATTTATATGTTAGACTGGGTTAAGCCTACAGCTATAATTAAGGCTCAAAGAGAGAATAATTTTTATAATGATACAGAGCTTTACGTTAACGGTCTTATGAGTGGATTAGACGGTAAAAATGTAATGACTATCCAGTATCAATATAAAAAGGCTACGGATAGTAGTTATAGTGCATTACAGACCATGCAAGACGAGGAGACAGTTACTTTAAACTTAGATAATACTTATCAATGGAATATAAAAGTAATTATAAGCGACTTGTTAGGATCTAATACTTATAACTTAATGGTAGACGTAGGTATACCTATTATATTCTTTGATAGAAAACGAAAAGCTATAGGTATTAACTGTCTACCAGATAAAGCTAACTCTGTTATGAGTGAGGGACTAGCTTTAGATGATTTAATATATATAGGCTCAGAGGTTTTATACGATCAGATTATTACAAGTACCAGCGGTACTACTACAGTTTTAGGAGCTTATAATTATAATTTAATAGAGGGGCTTTTTACTGGTATAAATATACCTACTAACTATGAGAAAGCTTATAGGATAACAGCTCAGATCTCTACTCAAAATGAGAATAATGTAAGCGTTAGCTTAAATAACTTTACTACTAATGAGTTAAGAACGTGGAGCGCTGATACTATGAGAGCTATAGTAAGCTCTGTTATCTTTAAACAGTCTGATATAACTCTACAGCCTACTTATGGATACACTAGTAAAAATGGTATTAACTTAAGTATTAATAATAGTGCTGGATATGAGGCTAGAGTTAGAAATATTACGCTACATGGATACCTAGTTAAAAAGTCTACTAATCTAACTTATAGTCCTTTAAATGCAGTAGACTTATCTTAATTAAAAAAAGACAAAAAAAGTACCCCTTAGAGTACATTTAAACTCTAAGGGGCTTTTTAGTGTCCGATCTATATTGCGAGGAAAAAAAGGAGAAAAACAAAATCTCAAGGGGTTATTAATTACTTATATTATAACATATATATAACTAAAAACTAAGTTTATTTTTTTAATTTTATCAGCCCTTTGCCTCTTATCTTTTTTATGTTAACCTATAACCTTTAATATCTATTTACCCTAATGCTAATCCTTAAGCGGTGTTGTAGGCAAATGGCTATATCCCCCCTCTTTACCAGTTTAAAGCTAAAAGCTATATTTTTAGTAAAGAGAGGGGTTATATACTTAGTCTCTAGCTAATCCTCGAAGGGAGCCACTAGCGAGGTATCCGTATATACTAACTATTACTAGTTAGGAGTAGTCAGCCTAATTAAAGGCTAGCGTTGAGGTGCTGTATCAGATACGCTCTATTGCGAATAGCCTACTCACCCCCCGTACAGCGACGGGGTTACACTTACCTACCTTATCTCAGTTTTACGTCTAAGTATCTAATAAACAAAGTTATAAGATTTATCCATTTATAGTCGTATCTCTAAAGGATAGTTGACTCGGAGCAACTTAGACGAGGACGGGACACAACCACACCCTCTAACGGTCATCAATGCTACGCTTATACCTCGCTTAACTGGTAGTCCACGTAGTAGAATTATTTTACAGCGGTTTTATTCTCAGCGCCCCTATATCTTCCTCTTAGGTTTTAAGTCCTCTATCTTAAGTTATCATTAACTAACCGATAGGTCAGTTACTCAATGGTTACTTACGAGTATATATTATAAAAATAAATAAGTCAATATATAATTTTACCTAAAATATAAAAAAATAAGTATAGGGGGATAATCCTATACTTTTAATTCTATATCTAAGTCAAAGTGTATATTATTTTTACTGTTATAGCAAGCTACATTTTTAGTATATACTATTTTTTTTATAATTGTTTTTAATAAAGCGTTACGCTCAGATATACCTACTGTATAATAGTCAGCCAGTACTTTATTAAGTATAGGTACTGCGCTGGTTATTTTTTTATGCTCATCAAAGTTAGTAGACTTTAGATCATCTATAGCTAACTTAAGAGAGTCTATATCTTTATTTAAAATATTTACACGCTCTAGGTATTTATCTTTACTATAAATACCCTCCTCTAAAAACTCACACGCTCTAGTTATCATGTTTTCCTTTTTAGATATCTCTTTAGTAAGTAAGTCTATCTCATTTTGTACTCTAATTTTTTTAGACTTAATCTCGCTATCATAATTTATTAAATAAGCGTTAAAGTTTTCTAGCTCAGACTGTAAGGCGTTTATTATCTCAGACTCTACAGTACTTAGCCTAGACGAGCCTACAGTACAAGCTATATTTTTACACTTTAAATACTCTACATTTTTCATATTCATATTACGTACCATAGACCGCCCACAGCTGGAGCAATATACAAGCCCAGCTAATGGGTTTCTAAGCCCACTACTTACGCTATTAACTCTAGTAGACTTATTTATTTTTTGCTGGACTTGATTAAAAAGCTCCACGTCTATAATAGGATCATGCTTACCCTCTATATAATTATTATTTTTTTTACTATGTAAATAACCTATATAAGTTTTATTTTTAAGTATAGCTCTTACCAGATACTCGCTCCACGTCTTAGCCTTTTGAGGCTTAATGCCTTTATCGTTTAAGTATCTACATATATCAGTAAGTCCTACACCCTCTAAATATTTATTAAATATAAGCTCTACGGTCTTAGCGTCCTCGTTAGGTACTAATACGTAACCTCTGTCTCTTTTTTCTTTACTAAAGCCAAAAGGTAAAATAGAGCCTATAAAATATCCCTCTTTGTGCGACTGCTGACGACCTCTTAAAAGTCTACGACATATAATCTTATACTCACGTCTAGACATAAAAAGCCCGAACTCTAAAAACTCCTCGTCGTATTCTTCTTTAGATAGATCATATACTTTATTAAGAGTATATATCTTAGTACCAGTTTTTTTAAATACCTCTATTATCTCTATCTGGTCTATCTGGTTACCTCTAGATAGTCTCTCTATCTCTATAACTACTACACCCTCGTATAAACTATCGTATACGTCCTCTAGTAGCTGTTGCATTACTGGTCTATTAGATATTGACTCTCCAGATACTACCTCTTTATATATTTTTATAATGTTTAAACTGTTACGGCTACAGTAATCTAATAACATACGCTCATGGCGTGCTAAAGTCTCCTCTGTCGTTTCTAGATCTTCTCTAGACTTACGTAGATATATAGCTACGTTTGTACTCATTTACTTACACCTACTTTTTAATAAAAATTTACTAAACTCTACTAATAATATAAGCTCATCAGAGCTAAAGTCATGAGTAGTAAAAGTAACAGTCTCTACAGTACCATTAATTAACTCCTCTAAGCTTACATTGAAATAGCTCGATATTTTTCTAAGAGTAGTAAGGTTTATACTCTCGCTGTTTCTAGTCCAGCTCGATATAGTACTGGCTGGTATTTTAAGCTCTCTAGATAGATCAGCTTTAGTCATATTACGACCTTTTAATAATGTTTCTAAATTAGTTAAAAAATTCATATTATCACTCCATTATATAATTAAATATATTTTTAATAAAGATAATTTTTATATATTATACATAAAAATAATTAAGGAAAATATTAACTTTTGTATTGACATTATACCAAATGAGAGTTAAGATTATCTCGTAAATACGGATTATCGTATTAAAAATACGAACGTTCGCAGAAAGGAGGTAAAAGGGATATGGGGAGATATAGTAACCTTTTAGCCGAACTAAAGAGAGCAAACATAAAACCTATAGAGGTAGCTAAGGCGATAGGGGTAAGCCTAACAGCATATTACGAGCGCTTAAAAGGATCTACTAGCTTTAAGTTAGCCGATATGCTAGCTATACAAAAATTAATTAAAGAAAAAACTAAGGAAACCATAAGCCTAGATTATCTTTTTAAATATGATAAGGATAACTAGGAGCCAACCGACAGCAGAGACATTACAAGACATTTATAAGACAATTCATAAGATTTTTACAGACTCAAAATATTATTACGACAACTCAGATATAGAAAAAATCAAAGATAACCCCGAAAATTTAATATTAACAAATGATAAGGAGTAAAGTTATGAGCGATACAAAAGATAATATTTTAAAAGTAGACGGAGTATCAGATATTTTAATGATAGTAGCTGAGCTTAGAGCTGAGAGAGATTTTTACCTAGAAAAATACGAAAGCCTAAGAGACTGTACTTTATCTAATACTGAGCTAGGCTGGGGAGATAATGAGCTAAGATTAAAAGACGGAGGAGAGTTTAATTATATGCTTAAGTTTTTAACTCCAGTAGAATACGAGGAAAGACTAAGATCCTTAAAAGATATAAAAGCCAGAAAAGAAAAAGCAGAGGCAGAGGCTAAAGCTAGAGAGGAGGCTAAAGATGAGTAACGTAAAATTAGAGGCGGAGGCTGGAGCTGTACCTAATGTAGTACCAGCGCCTAGCGTAACTTATGAGGACATTACTAAAGCTAATGAGCTAATCGCTACTACTACTATAAGCAGAAAAGATAAAAAAACTAACAAGATAATTAATAAAGAGTATGCAGAGGTTAACCAAAGGGTAAAGGCTTTTAGATCTGTATACCCTCAAGGCACTATAACTACAGAAATATTAAGTATTAATGACGGAGTAGTTATTATGAAAGCTACAGCTAAAGACGAGCTAGGTAAAGTGTTAGGTACTGGTATGGCTTGCGAAGATAAAAAAAGTAGTTTTATTAACGAGGGTAGTTATATAGAAAACTGCGAGACCTCAGCAGT